CGGTGCTTTCTCTGCGTCCTCTTTCTGGGTTGGCGAATCCCCGATGCTGACATCAATCTCTTCCGAGGCTTCCGTTTTACCGCCCTCAGCTGGCTCTGCTTCCACCGTTTTACCGGTGTCTTCAGCCACAGCCTCAGTTGCGGGAACTTCCTCCTCATCCAAGGTCACGTCAGCATCTACTGCCGTGTTTGTGTTCTCCATTTTTTCTTAGTTAGTGGATCTGTCCACTAAAATGTTGCAGGCGGCGCTACAAGTTTCTGCACGTCCTTCTCAATCTTCTCAGCTAACTGCATCGCCTTGTCCTGATCAATCTGGCCGGCCTTCGCAATCGTCTCCTCAGTCTTCGCCCGTGTCTCTTCGGCCTTGGCCATGACAAGCACCGTGTCAGCTTGTGCCTTTTGCGCGAGCGCATTTGCCCTTTGCGCCTCCGCAGCGAAGTACTGCGTCTGTGCGTCCGGCTGGGCGTTCTGTTGCTCTGCAAGGAGCTCCTGGGCCTCTTGCTCGGTGGGTTTAACCGCCCCCATGCGAAGCAGCTTCTTGCGGAAGTAGTTGCGCACGTCCCCAAGCCCTTCGCCTTCCATGTTCATCATCGCCATCGACGAGAGCACGTTCATCGTCTCCGGATCTTGTGTCACCGCCATCATCGAGAGCAGCGCCTGCACCGTCGCCTGACGCTTGGTTGTTGACGATGGCCCAACGTCCACCGCAACATCGAACTGGGCTTCCGAGAGGTCGTTGTCGTACTCAAGCTCGCCCGACTCAGGGTCAATCACCGGTGTCATGAGCTCAACTTCGTCTTGCTCGCCGTTGGCGGTAACGACCTTCATCTTGCGCTTATCTTCCACGAACACGTCTTTGGCCATGGACAACCAAATCTCGCCCACGCGCTTAATGGCCTTGGCCATGTTGGACACGTAGATGTACGACTGCATATCCAGCCGCTGCATCACCAAGTCCACCGCCTTCGAGGTAACGTGCGAGACCATCTTGTCCCCGTTGCCTTGGCTGCCCAAGAGCTGCTGCATATCAAGGTCTGTCACCCCCAAAAGCGCCGCCATCGCCGGTGGAACCTGAGGGGATTTCGTGTACGCCAACGGCGGCGCCGGTTGCACCGCGCCTTGCGCGTCCGTAATCCCATTCACCAGCAGGTACGGGTAGTTCTTGAGGTTATCTTCCGCCCACATCACCTGATGCCCCGCTACCTGTTCAGGCATGAAAATGGGCTTCTCCATGGACGAGAGCGCCGAAATCTCTGCGAGCTTAGAGAGCTGCATATTCTTAAGGCGCTGCATGTCTTTCGCGAGCCGAACGTGCCCCATACACCGCTCCACGTTGTCCACAAACCAGCGCTTGCCGTACACCGGCACAATCGGGATGCACTGCCCAGCAATGTAACCGCAGTCCTCAAGGATTTTGCCCCCAGACATAATCCACTTGTGCACCTTCTTCTGCTTAATCTTCTTGCGCTTAACTTCCTTGTACCCAAGCGCCGTCAACTCCTCCAGCTTCCCATCCTTAAGCACCGACAAAAGCTCCTTCTCCTCATCGCCCGTAATCCCCTCAAACGTCACCATGTAATCCGTCTTCTCCTCCACACGGTAGTACTCCGCCACATACACCACATCCGGCGTCTGCCAGTCGAACTGCGTGCGCGTAATCTCCTTCGGCCATGTCGCCGGATCATCCCCCCACTCCGCCTCGTAGTCCTCCTTGGTCATCGCCGTAATCACAAAACACCGCTTCGCGTCCGCTTTGTCCTGCCGCTTCGCATTCAAGTCGAAGTACACCGATGAGTCCGCATCGTAAATCGGCTCAATGCAAATCTTCTGCTCGTCCGACTCACCGTCGTACTCGTCCTCGTACTCGTTGCGCAAACGCAACGCCCCAAACCCGCCCGTCACCGCCTCCTCAAACGCGTTGTCATACGCCTCTTCAGCACTCGAATCCACTTCCGTCGCTCGAAACAAGCCGTTGCACGTCTCCGCCAGATTCTCGTACTCTTTCTCGCGCGGTACGTACTCCACCGTGATACGGTTCGAGCGGTAGTCGTTGATAATCCGCATCACCGCCAACTGCGTCTTGTTCACCTCAAACCGTGGCCGGTTCTCGTACTGCTCAGAAAGCGGGCCCTCCCATTGCGCGCCGGGGATAGAACAAAACCGGCGGTCTTGCAGGCACTGCAAACGCTCGTTGCGGAGCACCTCCTGAATACGGTCAAACTCGGCAATAGCCTCCGAATGCACTTTCACCGGGTCGTTCTTCATAGTCTCATCATGCGGGTTTAAGGGCTTGTGTCAATGGGGCTCGGGGCCTGCTACTTCTTGGAGAAGAAGTTCAACACCGGTACCACTTCAATGAGCTTCTGCATCCGCTTCTTCAGGCTCAACGCCGCTCGATTCAGCCCGCTCACCACCAAGTACCGCGTCGCATCCATCAAGTGGTCGTTCTCCTTCACAACCCGGCCCTTGTCATCCCGCCGGTACAACCGGAACTCCGCCACCCAGTTCGTCATGCTCTTAAACACCTTCAGCCTCCCAGTAGACATCCGCTGCCACACGTCGTAAATCCCCGTCTCCACCGCGTTGTTCGCCACCGTCAAGTCCAGCCCCATCTGCCGGTACCTCACAAACAACTGCTGCCCGTCTACCTGCGTTCTCCCACGCGACGCCGGATCAATCACCCCGGGGATGCCGCGCCCACGCGCATTTATCGCCTCCGCGTGAATCGCCGGCTCCGCCTGCCCTCTGTAATGCTCCGAGTACAAATACAACGTGTCACTCTGCTGGTCCAACGCCCCAAACACCGCCGCTGTCTTGTTCCACCCCACGTCCATCCCAAACACCCGCGGCCAATGCACCGGTACCTCAAAGTCCGGTACCACAAGCTCGCTCTCCGGTACCGGATAAATCGCCCCTGCACCCAACTGCGGAACGCCCTTTGACCGCGCATCCCTCTGGAAGGGCGGGATGCTCGACCACAAGTCCTCCTTCTGCTTCGCACTCAAGTGCGGCACGTCGTCCCACGTCGCCATCCCCACGTACTTCGTCCCCTCCGCCCGCTCCGCGACCTCACCGTCCTTCAAGAACGCCATCACCGTCTCCGACATCCCCAAGAGCGGCGTAAACGTCAGCATCACCATACCGTCGTTCGTCATCGTTCGCAGCAGCGACTCCGTGTAGATGTCCAACGGCGGCTCCTCGTCCCGCCAGATGATGTCCTGCTCCGTCCCCTGAAAGCTCTCACGACGCTGGTCGTAGCTCTTGAGCGTTAACCGCGACTCGCCGCCAGAGGCGTGCCGGACGATGATGATCTCTACCGCGTCAGCGATGCCTGCCTTCGCGCTCGTCCTCAGGATATCCTCCTTCGGGATGAGACCGGTGCCGTGAGCGCCCGCAGGGCCCAGCAGCTTCGTCTGCAAGATGTCCCGTGAGGTCTTACCGGTGTCCCCTGCCGCCCACGCCGAGATGGGGCGCTCGAACCGGCGGCCGCGCCACCATGAGGGGTACCGGCCCGTGAGGTGCAACGCCATCTCGAAGCCTCCGATGCCTTCCGTCTTACCGACGCGGTTGGCTGCCATCATCAGGCGCTCCTTGTACCGCGCCCCCGCCTCGAAGAAGGCGGTGTGCTTCTTGTAAAGCTCGCGCCGCAGGGGGCCAGCGTCTGGGTAATAACTGAGTAAGCGGCGCTCGCGCTTGCGGCGCTGGAGCTCCTCAAGGCAGAGGACGAGTTCGGCTTTTTCTTCTGGGCTGAGTTCTTTCACGGTCTAAGAGCGACATTCGCGTAGACGCCGCCGTCTCCGCTGTAAGTCCACTAATGCCTAAGGGGTTTTAGGTATTTATTGGATAGAGTTTAAGATAACGTTGAATCCAGTAGGATTCCTCCCTTGAATCGTACTGGAAGCGATTGGATTGCATTGTTTATTTATAGTTTGACACTGTTTCCAGGCTGGAATGCGTGTTCGTTTTCTTTGTTTCGCTTTAGGTTTAGCGTCTTTTTTATAGTTAAAAGCGTTACGCAATACAATAACCGACATGGATACATGGTATCACGCATCGCGCTTTAGCGTAACAGCCTCAGCCTCAATGCTATCCCCCGTGGAGATAGCCTCAGCTGAGAGTCCCTCGCGGAGCATACCCGCTACGCGTTGGCGTATTTCCGCGTCTGAGAGCGTCGCGACGTTACCAAGCGCGTTGTCTGTAGCCGCCGGGTTGCGCGGCAGAACCTTGCCTAGGAGCGCACAGTAGGTGCGCGGATCCCTACGTGCTACCTCCTCGAGGTACGCGGCGCCGCCTAGCCTCTCAAAGGACAGCATCAGCGCGTCTTTGAGCGCCGTTGTCGTCTTGTTCTGCGTACCTTTTGGGCGCCCCGTGTGTATCAGGTTAGCCAACTGTGCAGGCGATGCCATATCGGATATGGCTCTACTCTCTATAGAGCCTGATTCAAGATTCCCTTTCCTTCTGATACGCAAAAAATGCGCATTTTTATTGTTGCCACCCCTCCCCACTTGCGCCAACCTTGCACCAAGCTTGCAAGACGCAAGCGAAACTCAAACCAGCTAAACCCCACAAAATGAATACCATCCTACTTATCGCAGCGATTCCATCGTCTTTCTTCGTCTTCATCGCCTTTCTTGAGCTGTTTGAGAAGATAACGCTCTCTTCTATCGGCCACTGTCTCTTCACGCTTGGCATCGCCGCTTCCTTCTTCTGTGTGACCTTCGTCATCGCCACTGGTCTTTCCTTCTCCGTTCGTTAACGCAACCCATCCAAACCCATGAAACTCAGCACCAAGCAACAGATCCAAACCATCGCATCCATCATGCGCACCATAGACCCCACAATCACCGCATTGCAGGCACTCAGCACCGCCCGTTACGTGTTAAATCACCGATTCGCAGGAGATTACACAAAGGCCCTTGAGCACGCTCACGATCCATATCTGGTCAACGGCATCATCTGCTGGTAACACCCTAAACCAACCTAAACCAACCTAAACAAATGAAAACCAACCACTTCATCCTCGCCATGAACCTCCTCACCATAGCTGACATCCTCGCCCTAGCGTTTTTACGCCTCTCAACCGTTGAGGCATGCCTTGTCTACACCTTGATGATAACAACTTACGCGCTCACGCTCAAGGTTGCAATGCGCTAACACCCAACCCAAACACAACAAACACAACACCTTATGCAAACACTACACAACACGTTACACAACACGTCCATCCGCATCCGCTCCCAACTCACTTGGGAGCAGATAGTTGACGCTGCATACCGCGCTGAGTCAGCTCGTCCACACAACCGCAACCGCTCACAACTCAACGCATTAGCGTTACACAAGCGCATCCGCCGCGCTTTGTGTGGCATGACGGATTGCAGCTGTGGCATAGTGCGATAACCAACTCACCCCCAACAAACTACAAACCAAACCAAACCAAACCAAAAATGAAAACGACAACAACCTCCCCCAAACTCTATGTTGGCACTTACGCTAAATACGCAAGCGGATCAATCGCTGGCGCTTGGGTAGAGCTAGAAGGCCATGACAAAGAGAGCTTTTTGCTCGCATGCAGAGAGCTCCATTCTGATGAGTCCGACCCTGAGCTCATGTTTCAGGATTTCGAGGGATTCCCGCGTGAGTTTTATTCCGAAAGCTCTGTTAGTGAAGCACTTTTCGAGTTTGCAAACTTAAGCGACGAGGACAAAGAGCTGGTTGAAGCCTATGCAGACGCTTTTTCGTTTGGCGTCGATCTTGAGGAATGCACCATTAAAAAAGCGCGAGAAGCCCTTGCTGGCCAAGCGGATACGGAAGCTGAGTTTGCGGAAGAGTACACCCTGGAAACCGGCTCTTTACCGCGTGACCTGCCGACATGGTTGCAAGCGTGCATCGACTGGCAAGCCGTTTGGGACTCGGCACTTAGGTTTGACTTTGTCCGCTCGGGAGAGTTCTTTTTTTACAACGTCTAAGCAAATAAACGCTAAAGGACTAAACATGCGCACATACCACGTTTACACCGCTGCAGCGTCCCCGGCCTATCTGGGGACAGTTGCCGCCCAATCCCTAGCGGATGCCCAATCCGCCGTTGAGCGAGCCCTCATCATCCCCTGCGTTGTCCGCGACACGCCACCCCCACCCCCAACCCTTGAACACCGCGTCGGGAGTGACGGGAGACTGT